CAGCCACCGATAAACGGTGCAGTTAAACTGCAGAGGTAATTGCTTTAACCATAAGCATAGAAAATTGAACGCCAGAACAGACTCCTCTTGGTAGTCCATCCACGAGGCGCTTTGCCTGAGAAAACTATTTCCAACCAGCGTCGTTGGTCCTTCGAAAACCATCCCTCCGAAGGACATGGGTAACTAGACTGGAAGTACTCCATGTAGTTGCAGAAGTCACGATCCCACATGGCGCCTCCTATCCACAGGCCGATCAAACGTGTTAACGACACGTCAACGGATGGAACTGTTGATTCCGGGTACAGAGCAAGTTTCCACCACTCGTCCGATTCACGGTGAGGGCGTCCGTTACGATACTTTGTGCCCAAGAGCTTAAATTCTGCGGGGTCTTGGGTTTTCTCACATTTCTCGGGATGCATAACCATCCCCACGGCACTTGAATCGTCTGATGCCACAGCAAGATCAAACTGTGGTCCCGACCTAAACGCGCTATCATCTCCTAGCACGCGAAGAGACCGGATCTCAACTTCCTGGCAGTTCGCTAGATATTGAACCAATATATAATTGACTACAGAATCAATCATCTGCGTAAACCAAGATCCGGATGGCACACCACGATACTTTCTAAACATGCGACCATCAGGCATGAGTATCGGAGTGTTAATAAAGTACCACACCATGGCATCCCACACGTTCCGCCACTTCTGCCTATCTCGTTTAGACACGGGTTTACCTTCAAAGGTATCCCAGTTGATATTTTGGCGCAAAACATTAAACGCCACACGGATAAGCCAGGCTGGAACTTTGGTATCGAAGGAAGAAAAATCGATGCCATACAGTGTTTCACCTTCCCGCAAGTTGCACGTCCACTCGGTGTACAAGCGTTGCGAACTCTTCCCGTTCAACATCGGTGAGTAAGGATCATTCATGTAGTCGTGATACATCCTTGGCGCGTAAAAGCCTTCAACTACCAACATTTCTGCGGGGTAAATCCATACTAAACGGGTCTTGGGATCCTCGCGTTCGGACATCCCTCCTCGTTGACCCGCAAGACACGGCGGAAAACGCATCTTGGATGGGTTGAAACTAGACTTACCATCCTGTTTCATACGATGACCTAACCATCTCGCTTCATGATAGATTTCCTCCATCACTTCACCTTTCTTGGAACCCATAAAGGTAGAGCCAGCAGACGTATCACGCCTTAGATACTGACCAACCTGGTGCCAATCCAAAGGTTCACGTTTCCACGGAAGCTTGAATGCTTTGAAAGTCTGCTTTATGGCAGCGGTCATTGCACGCCGTTGTTCACGGTTTAAGGACAAGAAATCATTCGTTTCGCCATTGAACTTTAACAATGACTTGTACATACCAGGTGTACCTTGGGGGCGTCTGGTATAACCACGAATTCTTTCGTAAGTCTCGCGAGAGTAAGTTTTTAGCGTCTCCCGGATGAACGGGTCTGTATTAGACGCAGACGAGTAGGTTGAGTACCCGCCATATTTGGCAATTTCGTTGAGATAAACGCCCCGAAAAGCCGGTGGAATGACTTCTTCACTGATGGTTGACCTTTGGTTCCCAGGCCGAAGGTGGAGTGCGTCAATTAAATGAGACCCCTCTGTGAA